TTCGATCTCCTTGGCATACGCGACCCGCTGGGCGGTGGACTCCTGGATCACCGCGTCCACATCGCCGTAGATGGACTCTTCGGTCGCCGCCGCCGCCTCCGTCGCGCCAGTCTGCAACCCGATCTTGGCGATCACCTGCGGCACGACTTCGGCGACCTTCGCGCCGAACTTCCACATCGACTGCGCCATTTCCGCAGTGCTCTTGACGAACGAGACCGCCTTCTGTGAGGCGTAGACCGTGACAGCTGCGGCGAGCGGGCCCGCGATCACGACCCCGAGCGCGAGCGCGGCGTCCTTGTGCTTCGTCAGCCACCCGATGCCTTCGGAGAGGCCGGTGCCCATGAGTTTCAGCTCGGGCATCACGGCCAGCCCGATGACCCCGGCGAAGGTCTCGAGCGCCGACTTCGCCGTCTCGAACTCGCCGTGCAGCGTTTCGGCCTGCCGCGCCGCCGCCTGCTGCGCTGTCCCGGTTTTCGTCGCCTCGTCCGTCGCCTTCTGGTAGGCCGGCACCCCTGACTGGATGACCGATCCCATGACCTGGTAGGCGCCGGCGCCGAACAGCGTCTTCTCGGCGAAGATCTGCTGCTGCTGGGAGAGCCCCGCGAGCTTCGGCTGAAGCTGCGCGATGACACCCGCCATCCCGATGAACTTGCCCTGCGAGTTGAAGACGTTGACGCCGAGATCTTTCAGCACCTCGGTCGTCTTTTCCGAGCCGCCGACAAGCGTGCTCATCGCCGAGCTGACGACCTGCAGCCCACGCGAGCCCGTGACGCCGTGCTCGCCGAGCGACACCATCAGGCCGCTCATATCGCTCAGGGACGGCGAGAGAGTGCCGAGCCGGGCGTGGAGTTTGTCCATCGCGGTCACGACGCTCCCGATCGGCACATCGAGCCGCGTCGAGACGTAGTAGAGCGTGTCTGCGGCCCCGCTCGCCTGCGATGTGGAAAGGTGGAACGCCTGCATCACCGTTGAGAGCGAAGCTGTGGTTTCCGCGAGGTTGCCCTGCACCGCCGTGTTCAGCTCCGTGGCGGAGGACATCACCTTCATTGCTTCCGCCGTCCCGAGCGCGTGACCCTCGGTCGCCTGCAACTGCCCGGCGACCCCGGCATAGGCGGACTCCATCGCCTCGCCCGATGACTCGAACCGGCCGGCCGTCCCGCCGAACGCCGAGGTCAGCTCCTTGACCGCCTTCGTGGACTGGCCCGTCGCGCCCTGAATCCTCGCCTGCGCCGATTCGTACTGCATCCCCATTTTCACGGCCTCGACACCGACGCCGACTGCCATCGCGCCGCCGGCGAGGATGGTGGCCTTTCCGAGCTCCCCCATCACCGTCGTGAGCTTCCCGGTCTTCGTCGAGGCTTCGTCGAGGTGCTTGCCTGCGGTGGTCAGCCCGGCCGCGAACGGGATGCCGAGGTTTTCGCCTTTCTTGCCGAGCTTCTCCAGTGCGTTGCCGGCCCTGGTCGTGCCCGAGTTGAAGCCGTCGGCGATCGCATCGCCGGAGCCCTTCGCCACCAGGCCTGCGCGCTCGAGCGATGCCTCCAGCCCGCGGGCGTCGCCGAGGATCTCGATCGTGACGGTGCGTGCCATCTACAGCCCCGAATCCAGGGCGCGCTCCACGGCGATCGCGATCGCGTTCTCGACGGCCGTGGCCACCTCGTCCATGTGGGCCGCTAGCGCGGGCGCGAGGAACGCCGGCCGGCTGTTCTTCGCCGTCCAGTCCTCGCGGTCGCCGAAGACCGGGTGTCGGACAAAGCCCTTCCCCCGGTTCTCGATCGGCGCAGCGTTTTCCGCCCGCGCACCGCCCGCCACCACCTTCACGTTCCCGCCGCTGGTCGTGCGCACCTTGACCGAGCCGGGGATCCGCGAGGAGTAGGACGTGCGCGCCCTCGCGTCCGCAGCGACGATCTCACCCGCCGCTTTCAGGGCGACACGACAAGCCTTCCACGCCTCCGGCGCCGCGAGTCGCAGATCGGCGGCGAGGCGCGAAAGGGCCTTGGTGTCCACGATGATCGAGATGCCCGATTTGCTGGAGCTCGGCGAGCCGACTTTCGCGTACGTGGCAGGCATCGCGTAGCCTTCCTCTCATGCGACTGATGAGCGACGCGGCGATCGCCGAGCGCTACGGCCCGAAGCCGAACCCGTACGCCGAGCACCCGCAGACGTTCGCCTGCCAGCAGATCGAAGCGGGCAACGCCACGCGCGAGCTCGTGTGCCTGCTCGCTCTGAAATACGTCCGCCTGCTCCGCCGCCTGCCGTTCATCGCCTAGCGCCCTCCCGGTGTCTTGAGGATCGTCTCGGCGAGATCAACCGCCGCGAGAAAGTCGATCCACCACAGCTGTTCTATGTCTCGGAGCTGCCAGCGGAAGGCTGCGGCGACTGTCCAGCGGTGTTCTCCCCAGAGTCGGGCGGGGTCGGCGTTGATCCGGGGGTCGGGGGCGATGTAGCCGCCGTAGGGTTTGGGTCCTGCTCGTCCTCCTCGGCAACCTCGGAGGTGTCGAGCCACTGGGTCATCGTGAACGTCCCGTCCATCTGCTTGGGCTCGGGGACTTCCGTCTCGCCTGCCGCTCGCCGTGCCACCCAGATCGCGCACAATGCCGCGTCCGGGTCGCCCTCGAAGAAGGCGTCGATGAAGTTGTTGTAGCGGCCGAGTTCCTTCCCATACCACTGCTTGATGTGGATCAGCCTCTCGGGCGTCAACATCTTCACGTCGAACTCGTAGGTCTTGTCATCTACCTTGAGACGCCACTGGGGCATTGGGTGCTCCTTCCGCCCCTATGCCGGGCGGCTGTCAGTTGACGCGGCGGCAGGGCATAGCTGTCGCCGCGCTCAGCCCCGCGAGGGGCCAAGTCCTAGAGCGTCGAGTCGCCCGTGATGAGGGTCGCGGAGACGACGGGTTCGTTCGTCGCGTTGATTGTCCCTTTCGCCGCGAGAGTCGTTTTGATGAGGTCCGGCCCGTCGATCGGCGGCTCAGCGCCCGAGTTGATGAACACGTTCGGCAGCTTCAGCGTGAACGTGTTTTTGTGGCCCGAGGACCCGATTTCCGCACCGAACGCTTCAGCGATGATTTCCTTCGGTTCGTTTTTCAGGAACGCTTCAAACGCTGCTTTGGCCGCTTCGGTGTAGTCGGACTCCAGGGAGATCCCGACATCGACCAGGCCGTTTGACACCGGCAGGGACTTTTCGGCTTCCCCGAGGTACCAGCGGTCGGTCGCCATCTTGTGCTCGAGCGTGACCGTCATCTTCCGCACGCCCGCGAGCGCGGCGGCGCTGCCGGGAGTGCCGATCTTGAAGGCCGAGCTGGTTTCGTTCATCGCGAACGGCACGCCGGCGACCGTCGCTGAGGGGACGATCAGCGTCCCGCCGGAGGGTTCCACGGTGCGAAAGTCGATGTCGTAGCTGTAGCTGACGAGCCCCATGCGGTCGAAGACGAACTCGGCCTTGGTCACGACCCCCGACTTGTAGTTCTGCGGGTTGATTTCCGCGTTCGTGTACGGCACGCCGATCTGCAGGTCGAGGAATGCCGAGAGTTTTTCGGCGTCGTGGCTCTCGGGGGCTTCGAGCACGAGCCCAGCTTCTGCGGCGCCGCCGGGCGCGGTGTGGAAGATTTCGTAGGCGGCCGTCGTGCCGATCTGTTTCAGCGTCGGGTTACAGCCGAAGGCGGAGGCGAGCAGCAGCGCCTGGGCGGTCGTCATCACATCGCCCGTCAGGGTCGCTTTCGCGTCGGTGCCCATCTTCACGTGCGCCGAGCCGATGTCCGCGATGCGGCCGTAGCCGAGGTAGGGGCCGCCCTGCACGAAGTGCGGGTCCCAGGTCGGCTTGAAGGTCTTCAGGTACAGGGTTCGTGTCGGCACCCCGAAGGCGCCGACGTATTCTTTCTTGCGGACCACGGCCCCGTATACGCCTAGGCCGGAGCCGGAAGTGTAGGTAGGCATTGCTTGCTACTCCTTCTCCGGCGGTGCCGGGTCGGTTGCTTCTGTTGCGCTCGCAGGGGGCGGGCGTCGGGGGTCGTGCTCGGACCAGGGACCGGCTATGCCTGCGGCGACCTGCTCGTCAGTGAAGTCGTAGGGCTCGCCCGGAAGGACCGCGGGCGCGTGGATGTTCGGGACCACCGGGAAGGGGTCGAGGCTGTACAGGCGGGGCATCTAGTTCTCCGGGAGATATGGGGCCGGGTTGATGATCGCCTTGAACGTGAGCGCCCAGTCGATGACGCCGCCCCAGCCGCTGGGCTGGCCGGCCATGATGTCGAGCCCCGCGGTGTAGTCGGCCTGGACCGGGAACATGACCTGCGCGTTGGGGCCGCTCGTGCCGAACGTCGGCGCGTCCCGGTTGGCGATCGCCGGCCCCGCCACGCATTCGCCGAACAGCGCGAAGGTCTGCGTGAGCACTTCGGCCGCCAGGCTTTCGTTCGTGGCCGCGCTGTCCCCGGAGAACACGGTCACCTTCCCCTGGATCTCGTATTCCTCGGTGAGCTGCAGCGGGATCGCGTGCCAGTCATACCGTGGCCCTTTGATCGGCCCGACGATGATGTACGCCTGCGGCTCGTACTGCGCGAGCTCGGCCGGGAAGACCGAGACCTGCGGGCTGGACTGTTCGGCGGCAGCTTCACGGACGAGCTTCAACAGCCCTTCGTAGATGCCGGGGACGCTACTGACGAACGCGCCTTCGCTCATCCGCTAGCCGATCCCTACTTGCGAAAACGCGCTGAGCCTGGCTTTGACCTCGGGCAGCATGAACGGCAGCAGCCCCGGCTCGATCTCCGCGTGCTCGCCTACCATCTGCGGCGCGCTGTCGCGTGACGCCTGCTGCTCTTTGCGCCACTCGTGAGCGATCTGTTTCAAGGCGGCGTTACGGACCGTCGCGGGGAGCGGGTCATAGCCCGCCGTCCACACGACCTCGATGTTTTTCACACCGGGGAACCAGGGGTGCCCGACGAGGCCCTGGAAGGAGCGCACGAGATAGCCGCGCAGCGGGTCCACCGTATACATTTCGTTTGAGCCCTGATGCTCGGGGGTCTGTTCTTCGAGTAGGTGTTCGCCGTTGACGCCCCAGAACTCCGCGACCCGGATCGGCGAGCCGACCACTGGGTAATAGGGCAGCATCAGCGTGTTGCTGTTGAAGACCGAGAAGCGTTTGGCGAACGTCGTCGGGCCGAGCGGGCGCCCGAGCTCTTCCTGCAACCACTGACACACGTCATCGACGACCATGCGGAGCTTCGCGTCTTCGCCGGGCACCGGTACGTCAGGGAACTGGAGCCACGGCTTGACATCCGCCTCCAGGTCCACGAACGTCGCCCACTGTGTCGTCGTGTCGTAGGTGTAGGCGTTCCCGGGGTCCGAGAGCGGGAGCAGCGAGTAGAGGTCGGTCGTACCGGGGCCGGTCGGGACGGTGATCCAGAACGTCTGGGGGTCGGCGCCGACGATGCGCAGGTCGAGCCGGTACTGCGTGTCGCCGGGTGTCGTTTCGCTATCGCGGTTGGAGGGGAGTTCGACCGACATTTCGCCTGCGGCGTTGAAGGCGGCGGTGACGGGTTCGGGGAGGATGCTGGAGCCAGGCTGACTCATCCTTTCGCTGAGCGTGAACTCCGCGGCGCCGACGAGTGCGGCGCCCGACGGGCTGGCGAACTTGTGCGTGATCGTGCGTTTCGAAAAAGCGATGACGCACCTCCGGTTAGACTTGCGCGATGGGTCATCAGCCGCGACGCGACCCCGGGCTGCCGCTCGCGGCGCTGTACGGCCCACAGATCCGGCCGGTGCGGTCGCCGGACCGCGAGAGCTTCCACCTTCACATGGCGCGACTCGCCTACATCGAGGGCGCGATCGACGTGGAGGAGTTCGAGGGCAATGTCGCCCACGTCCTTGCCGGCGGCACGCTCAACGCACAAGGCCGCATTGAGGGCGCGCCGCTCCATCCTGATCTGCCGATGTTCCCCACGCCCGGGATGGAAGTGGTCCGCTGGCCATGCTGAGCATCCTCCGAATCAAGACCGACGCGGCGATCCGCGAGCGCTATGGCCCGAAGCCGAACCCGTACGCCGAGCACCCGCAGACGTTCGCCTGCCAGCAGATCGAAGCTGGCAACGCGATGCGCGAGCTGATGGTCCTAGTCCTGCTCGATGTCGCTCGCGCCCTTCGCCGCCTGCCGTTCTGCGCCTAGAGCTTCCTTCCAGCTCGAGCCAGTAGGCCCGATCTCCGCGCGCTCCAAGTAGTAGGCGTCCTCGGCGTCGGGCTCCGTGACGTACCAGCTCATGTGCCTGGCGAGGTAGGGCCAGCCTGTGCGGATCGCCTCGTACTCGAAGCTGGCGCCGGGCCGGTACAGCGCGAAGGTCGTGTCGATCAGCGAGTCGAAGACGCCAGGCGATGTTTCACGATTTACGCTGACAAGCGTCCGCTCCCATGCCTTGGAGGGGAAGTCTACGTCCTCAAAGTAGAGGCCGAGTCCCACCTTCGAGCGGGTCGGATGCTCGTCCAGCAGGCGATGCAGGTGCGCGAGGGCGTCGAGCGGGCACGCCTTGATCGGCAGGATGTCGGGGTCCGTCACGACGAAGCTCGAATCGTCGGGCACAAGTCCGGCGTCCCACAGTGCTCGCGAGCCGAAGTTCCGCTCAAGCTCGATCACACCGTGAGGTGTGCGGGAGAGATAGTCCACCAACGGCGGGTAGGTGCTCTGGTTATCCAGGAGGGTGATCGGCCCGACGCCCTCTGCGCGCTCCAGCCAGTCGATGAGGTGTCGGAGATCGCGCACGCGATCTCTGCACGTTACGAAGATCGGCGTGCCCGTGTCCAAGTCAATCCCCTAGCTTCGGACGGGATGGGCGTCTGCTCGAAATGCAAAGGACCGCGCGACCGTCCGGGGCAGCGATATTGCCGAGCCTGTCACACGTCCTATATGCGTGAGCGGCGCCGGAACGACATCGAAACGTATGCGATGCTGAGCCCCGCCGAGAAGACACGGGCCATAGCGAGGGCGACTGCGGGTGTAGCAGCGCAACGCGGTCGGCTGCCGACTCAAGCCTGCACCAACTGCGGAGCCACCGCAAATCCGGAGCGCCATCACGAGGACTACGCGATTCCACTGGCAGTCGTGTTCCTCTGCCGACGCTGCCACAAGGCACTTCACACGCAGCGAGCCAGAGATGCGGACGGGTGTTCGAGCGGCGCCTGATCCGCTTCATCGCCTGGCATTGAGGTACGCCCCTCGTTCCGCATCCATCCTCGACTCGTCTCGCCCGACCATGCTCTTGCGGTGATAGAAGTCGAAGCCGGGGGCGCGCGCATCAGGTCGTCGAGGACGCTACCTGCTCCGCGACCCAGCGATATGTGCGCCCAACGCCCGCCTCCAAGCTCGTCGTCGGCTCCCATCCGGTCAGCGAGTGCATGAGCGTGTTGTCGCTTGAGCGTCCCCGGACGCCCTGGGGCTTGGCGGGCTCGTAGACCCTCATCGCCGGGGGCTTGCCCGCCGCGCGCTCGATCGTGTCCAGCAGCTCGTTGATGGTGTGGACCTTGGTCGCGCCGATGTTCACCGGGTCGTGGTAGTCCGTCTCGACGAGGCGCAGTATCGCGTCGATCGCGTCGTCGATGTAGAGCAGGCTTCGCTCTTGGCGCCCGTCGCCCCACACCTCGACGTCGCCGCCTTTGGCGACCTTCCGGCACAGCGCCGCGGGCACCTTCTCCCTGCCGCCCGTCCACGTGCCGTGCGGGCCGTAGATCGTGTGGAAGCGCCCGATGTGCACATTCAGGCCATAGTCGTGGTGGTAGTGCTGGCAGGTCTGCTCCGAGAACAGCTTCTCCCAGCCGTAGCCCGGCTCGGATTCGGCCGGGTACACGTCGGACTCCCTGAGGGCCCGTGCCTGCCAGTCCTGGAGCCGCGCCGGGTAGACGCACGCGGAGGACGCGTAGAAGTAGCTCTCGGCGT